ATTTTAACAATGGCAGCCTATGTATTTGATGCGGGAGATATTGAAAATGAATATGAGGCCCTAGTTGGCTTCCCAGAAGAAGTATTGGCTACCGACAATTTGTCTTTCAATGTTATTGATTATGGCCTACGGGCATACAACTACTCCGCCCAGACTGCATAAAATAGTCCACACAGTTGACAAATCCTGGCATATTATCATAAAAGATGGTATCATTGCTATATGAAATCAATTAAAACCTCAGTTTTAGAAGAAACAACCCTAGGTGTATATATCTGGCAGATGCCTGATGGACGCTGGGTAGGAGACGATCAGGGTAATTATTTATCCGTAGCAGCCTTTAAAGGCGACAAGACTAAAGTAGACGCTATTACTGAAGTAGTAAAAGGTTTTGGAATTGAAACTGGAAGCGCAGTATTTCTTTCTGGTCAGAGAAAGATTAATGACGAGGAATACGAAGAGCAGAAGGCAAGACTAAAGTGGGGCTTAACACCAGATCCTCTGGACATTGGTGAATACAAAGAAGCTCTAAGAAATTCGGGGATTAAATAATGTCAGATGTAGTTAATGAAGAAGACAACACAAAAGAGATCCATGCAAGAATCTCTGGAGAATTCTTTGGAGTACAAGAGTCAGAATCAACAAACGATCCATTTGTCGTAAAGGCAGAAGAGATTGCGAAGTATCGTGGCTTCTCACCAAACTTCAAGAGAAAGAATACAAGACTACTCCAGAAGTTCCAAAGAGGACAAGACGGTGCTGAGTCTAAGAAGGTTGAAACTGAAATCCTTATGGGATATGACATCATGGATGTTATTACCCCTCCATACAACATGGACTACTTGGCAAAGATTTATGAAGTATCTTCCCCACACTTCGCAGCATGTAATGCAAAGGCTTCAAACATTGTAGGGCTCGGATACGAATTCCTTGAGACTCGCAAGACAAAAGAAAAGATGTCAGAGTACGGCGATGACCAAAAGAAGCTGGCGGCATTCAGAAGAAGACTTGAGAGCCTAAAGGAAGAACTTCAGGATCAACTAGAGTTGATGAATGAAGAAGACACATTTACAGAGACATTGACAAAAGCATTCCTAGACCGTGAGGCAACAGGAAATGGCTTCCTTGAAATTGGCCGTAAGGTAAATGGACAAATTGGATTTATTGGACATATTCCAGCAACAACAATGCGTGTTCGTAAGCAGCGTGATGGATTCGTTCAGATCGTTGGAAACAGAATTACATTCTTTAGAAACTTCCAGGACACAGAAACAGAAAATCCAATCGGAGATGATACTCGTCCAAACGAAGTAATTCATCTAAAGAAGTACACGCCAAACAATAGCTATTATGGCGTACCAGATATTATCCCTGCAAAGACAGCATTAGCGGGAGATGAATTTGCACAGCGCTTTAACCTAGACTACTTTGAAAACAAAGCGGTCCCAAGATATATTATTACTGTAAAGGGTGCAACACTTAGCCGATCATCAGAAGCTAAGTTGCTTGAATTCTTCCAGACAAATCTTAAGGGTAAGAATCATAGATCACTTTATATTCCACTACCTGCAGATGAAGATGGTAATAAGGTTGAGTTCAAAATGGAAGCGGTTGAATCAGGAGTTCAAGACTCATCATTTAATCAATACCGTAGAATGAATAGAGACGAAATTCTTATTTCACACAGAGTTCCAATTTCAAAGCTGGGACTACCAGAAGGGGTCTCTCTTGCAGCAGCTAAAGATGCAGACAAGACATTTAAAGAGCAGGTTGCAAGACCAGAGCAAAAGAATTTGGAAAAGAAGATTAATAGAATCATCGCTGAATTCACAGATGCATTCACATTAAAGTTTAATGAATTAACATTAACAGATGAAGACACTCAGTCAAAGATCGATGAAAGATATTTGAGAATGAAGGTCATTGTTCCTAATGAAGTTCGTGCTAGACTAGGCATGGCTGGTAGATCTGGCGGGGATGAACCCGTTCAACTTACTGGACAGCAAGCTTCTGAGGCAACAGCACAAGCAACTCGTAACAGACAGCGTGATCAAGAAAGACAAGGTAACGCAGTTGATTCACCAGGAAATGCTAGAAATCCTCAAGGAGAAGGGCGTGTTACGCCCTGATTTTGGTATTTATACAAAAACGTTGCTAAAATAAGCTTATGACTGAAATAATCAAATCAAATTGGTACAGCGATGGGGATAGCCTCAAGCTATCGATGCCTATTGCTAAAGTCGATAAAGAGCGTAGACTCGTATCAGGCTTTGCTACCCTAGATAATATTGATCAGCACGGTGATATTGTAGCCGCAGAAGCATCAACAAAAGCATTCGAAAACTTTAGAGGAAACATTCGTGAAATGCACACACCTCTTGCAGTTGGTAAGATGGTCTCATTCCGTAAGGAAACTTTCTTCGATAAGAAGAGCGGTAAAGAGCATAGCGGAATATTTGTAGATGTATATGTTTCAAAGGGTGCACAAGATACATGGGAGAAAGTTCTTGATGGAACTCTTTCAGGATTCTCAATCGGCGGGAATGTAAAGAAGACCGATAATCAATTTAACTCTGAGCTAGATAAGTCAATTCGTGTAATCAAGGAATATGATCTTACAGAACTTTCACTAGTAGATAATCCAGCAAATCAGCTTTCAAATATTTTTTCAATTCAGAAGACTGCAGACGGAAATACATTTTCAGGTATTGCAGCAGATGTACAAGTAGAAAACATTTTTTATGATTCATCATCAGATGAAGTTTTCCTTTCAAAGGAATCAGAATTTAAGTCACCAACAACAGACAGAGTTCTTGAGAACATTGGCTGGGTCGAAACATCTGATACAAACAAGTCAAACGAGATTAACAGAATTCTTGATGCCTACAAGCAATCGAGAGGTGTTTTGTCTGAGGCCGTTGAAAAGTCTGAGCAAAATAATTCAAATACCGAAGGAGGTGTTACTGTGGCAGAAAATACAATAACACAGGACGAAGTAACGACAGAAGCAGTAGCTAATGTCGAAGAGGTAACTGAAGCTGAACTTACAAAGTCTGCAGATGCAGAGGAAGCACCAGCAGCACCAGCAGAAGAAACAGCACCTACAGAAGAGGCAGCAGCGCCAGCCGAAGAAGCAAGCGCACCTGTTGCAGAAGTAGAAGTTGAAGAAACTGATTTTGCGAAGATGTTTGACGATATGAAGGCATTTTTCTCAGCGGAAATTACAAAAACAGCAACAGCGGAGGCAGTATCTAATCTTACTACTCAGGTTGATGCAAAGATTGCAGAAGTTACAACAAAGTATAACGAGCTCGCAGAGGTCGTTAATAACATTAAGTCACACATCTCATCAGTTGAGAAGCGTGTAGACGGTGTTGAGAGCGAAACAGCAATCAAAAAGTCTTCTGATCTGGACGGGTCAGATGTTAAAATAACAAAAACAAACAATAAGTGGGGCGGGCATTTCCTCAGCGTCCGTGACATTTACTAATTCTAGAAAAAGGAAAGAGGTGAAATAATAAAATGAGCGATATTCTACAAAAAGTAGTAGACACTACAGACGTTGGAGCAGGAAATGGCGGTCTTCTTAATGCAGACCAAGCTAACCGCTTCATCGACTACATGTTCGATGCTACCATCCTTGCCCGTGCAGCTCGTACAGTTCGCATGCGTTCTAACACAGCAGACATTGATAAGGTTGGAGTTGGTACACGATTGATGACAGTAGCTACAGAAGCAACACAAACAGGTGCTAATGCAGCAGTCACATTCACAAAGATTTCTTTGACAACAAAGAAGCTACGTCTTGACTGGGAACTTTCAAGCGAAGCTCTTGAAGACAACATCGAAGGAACTGATCTTGAGGATCACATTGCTCGCCTAATGGCAACTCAGGCAGGTAACGACATCGAAGATCTTTTGATCAACGGTCTTGGTACAGGTACTGGTTTGATGTCAGCGTTTAAGGGATTCCGTGCACTAGCACTAGAGTCAGCAAACGTTGTAAACGCAGGCGGTGCAGTAATCTCAAAGGCAGTTTTCAACAGCGCAATCAAGGCAATGCCACGTAAGTACAAGCAGCGCCGTAACGAACTTAAGTTCTTTACTGGTTCTAACTTGGTACAGGATTACCTATACAACTTGACTACAATCGGTAACGGCGGAACTCCTGAAGACATTGCGTCTTCAATTCTCCGTGGTAACCCAAATGGTCCAGCAGGTGCTCCAGGAGGCGTAATTCCATTCGCATTCGGTATTCCAGTAGTTGAAGTACCTTTGATCGATGAGACAAAGGACGGCGATTACTCAGGTGCTACAGGAGATCATGGTGACATCCATCTTACATTCGCAAACAACCTAGTTGTTGGCGTAAAGCGTGAGATTCAGGTCTACCGTGAATTCAAGCCTAAGAAGGATACAATCGAGTACACAATGTTCGTAAGAACAGGTTGTGCAATCGAAAATCCAGAGGCATTTGTTGTTGTAAAGAACGTAAAAGTTTCTGCATAACAGCACACACAACTAAATAGTCTATAGGGGGGTCCGAAAGGGCTCCCCTTTAGTCATGTTTGGTGCTATAATTAGAAGGAAAAGACGAGAGGAGAAATAATGTCTTTTAGTAGTTTGAAGCTTGATGAGCTTCGTAAGGTAGCTGAGACTTTTGCCGTAGAGCATGAAACAGCTAAAAATAAAGCAGATTTAATCGCCCTTCTAGCCGAAGAGGGTGTTAGCTACGATATGTATGCTAAATTTACAGAGGCCGATAAGGTTGAAGTAGAGGTCGATGAGCGTGTTACAAAATCAGCTCCAGCGACTCCAGGGGTAGGCCAGGTTCTAGTAAAGATGGAACGAATGAACCCTAGATACGATGTTAATGAATTTACTTTTACTCAGGATAATCCGTTTATTGTGATGACCGAGAAGAAGGCACAAGAAATATTTGATACTCAACAGGGCTTTCGCCTTGCCACGCCGAAGGAGGCTCAGGAGTTTTACTCCTAAGAGCATAAATGGAGTTATACACAGGGATCACCCAAAAAATATATCTAGACATATATAAAGACGGTGAACTAGTAGCAGCTGATTCAAACCCAGTAGTAATTATCTACGACGGTGAAACAGACGTTCAACTATTTAGCGGATTTGGCTTGCCAGAACTAGACGATGAGGGACACTACGGATTCTCATTGTTAGACAATTATGTCATGACCGATAAGTTAATTAAAGTTGTATGGACCTA